CCTGCACCTGGATATGAACCTGTAGGTCCATAGATGCTTTTAAACAATGCACCTGTTGGGTTTGAATTAAACGCATAATAACTTATAGGACCACGAACATTGGTTGTATAAACACCTGAGCCCCGATGTGTTAGACTGGCTCTTGGTATAACAACCTTTTCCCAAGCACCAAGACCGTAGTATTTGGCTATTGTGCCTGCAGTAGTTCTGGCAGCTCCTGATGGAGCAAACACTCTGCGATAAACTATCAGTGAAGTAAATGTCTGATTGGGTGCTTGGAATGTTAGTTCAAACCACGAATTCAATCTTGGCTGTCCAGCAGTATCTCTACGTATTTCTTGTCCGCCACTAAAAGCAGACACACCTCCGACAAAATTAGAGTCAGTAGACACAAGTCTAGCAATCTGTTTTTTAACCCAACGCTGTGGCACAATGGTAGCCACTGCTGGGAATGCATCTGTGATTTCACCTAGAGTTGTTCTTGAATTTTTGGTTTCAAAGTTAAACACTGCATTCAATAATTCAGTGCCGCTGGGTTGTGAGCCTACTTGTGCTCTGCAATAGAAACAGTTATTGGCATCAACAGTATTACCTGAGTTGTCTCTGTATAGTGCAGAGATCATCCATTCATATTTGATTGAATGTGAATAGTTGCTGTTCAATTCATAAAAGATTTTGCCATCTTGTGCCACTGTTGTTGGAACATTCACAGTGATAAAATCAGGATCACTGCCTGGCACTACAGGTCTGTATCTAATACGGTATCCTCTAAATTTATTGTTTGATGGAGGATTGAAAAAGAATTGAATGCGGCTTTCTGTTGGTGATGAACGTATTCTAAAAAAGTTTGGCAATAGGTCTTGCCCAGTGTTATAAACACGAGCTGGATCTTGTTGTGATGCTAACGGCAATTCAAAGCCTGCAGGAACAGCAGTTGATCCACCACCGGCAGTGGCTGAAGGGTCTGTGCCAAACACAGGGAAGTTATAGGCACCTATAAATGGAGGTGTGCCACTTTGTTCTACTAGGCCTCTACCTATGCCCAACTGTTTTCTAGCAGTGGTGCCATCTCTGTATTTTAATCTAACCACAAAGTCATACTGTTGAAACGCAGTTGGATTGTTTAGAGCACTGGTTGGAAATGCTGGTGTGCCAAAATCACCTGCTAGATCCCAACTGACTGTTTCTATTACAGATTTATTAGCAGGGATCAGTAATTCTTCACGTGTCCAAAATGTATCATCACGATATTTGTAATAGACGTAGATGCCATCTATCAACGGATTTACTGGTGCTGTAAATGTGTATAACAACTGTGTCATAGTCACTCTTAGGCGACGTGGATTCTGAGGAGCACCTGAAGTTAAGCGTGGACGTATTTCTAAGAAATCAATATTGTCATCATACACAGGGTTAGTAGGCAATTGACTGGGTTCAGGTTGCCATCCTGGACTTACGGCTATGGTTGAACCTGATCCTATACCTAATAGTTCGCCTACCTGTGTTTGACTTTGAACAGCACGGAAATTGCCTTGTGTGATATTTGCAGATGCACGACCGTCTGTGGCATAGGCACGAACACGATAGTCATACTGTCCTAGATTGCTTAACGGACCTACAGTAGTTGATATCTGACCACCTGGACCTGGTTTAGTATCCAGTCTAACTGAAGTCCAGTTTGTGAATTGATTGGGTCTCCACCAAAATATCGCATAGTCATATAGGCCAGCATCTGGTTGTGTGAAGTTTATGGTAAAGATACCTGAACTTGCATCATTGCGAGTATAGACCACACTTCTAAATGTCAATACTGCATCAAAGGGTGGCGGAGGTGGCACTGGTGCTGGCGGATTGTTTATTGGTGGCACTGGTGTTGTAGGTGGTGCTTGAATTGGAGGAGTATCCACAGGAGCACCTGGAGGTATTATAGGTCCTGGCCCTATGTCAGGAGGATTGCCGCCGCCTGGTCCGCCGCCACCTGGTCCATCAGGATTGGTTGCTGGTGGATGTGTTGGAGTTGCTGAATACTCTTCTGGAAATAGTGCGTGAGTTGGAGGAACCAATCCCAATGGCAAACGGTTTTCACTGTTAGGATAGTAAATGATTGAACCTCTTGGCACATACAGAGGTATTACATAATCTTCTTCACCAACACGAACATATGGATAGATGTTATCTGGATTTCTAACACAGCCCAATTCCACTGACATATCGTCATTGAGTTTAAATGACACAATACGCCAAGGATCTGTGCCAAAATTCAAGATATTTGATTGAATTCTGATGTTATCGCCTGGTTCTAATTCCAGTGCTCTGCTGGTGACTGTAATTGAACAGGTTTCTTGTCTACGTGATTTATTAAACAGTAAACGTGCAAAGTCTTTGGCAATGGCATAGTTGGTAATAGTAGGGAATGTGCTTTCTAATTTGTTTTCACGTCCGCCATCTTTGTCAATATAGATCTGACGTTCTGCTTCAGTCTCAGGATAGATAACCTGTTGCACTGAGAACTTTTGATCTGGATCTACATAACTTACAGACACCACGTTGTATTTGCTGGCACGTTCAATACCTGTATATGTGACATCACCTATCATATCATCTTTGGTAAATGTCTGATAGATCACTGCTGAACCTGACAAGATGTCATATTCATTGCCAGCATCTTCAATCTTTAGTTTATACTTGCCCTGCACATAGGGCATATAACCACGGAAGCCCATTAGCAGAGTCTTTACGTTGGCAAATATAGTTTGATCTGTGGGCACCACAGTATTACAGGTTAAGATTGGTCCTGTGACGCCACCACCTGTGAGATATGTCACTGTTTGATTACATTTACGAGCACTTGCTTTCCAAGTAGGCCAATGAATGTCTGCGTTGCGTAGGCCTTTACCATAACGTGGATTGCGTAGGTAGTCTAACAGTATTTCTGCTGGGTTAGTTGAATAACGAACTGGTGCTGCCTCATATTCTGTTAGTTCAGCCGCAACTAACAATGACGCCACACGAACACCTAGCATTGAAACTTGTATGGCAGGTATGTTGCCTGAGAATGGATTGTTGTCTGCATCTGCCTGTGTTCTAATTTCTTTCCACTCATAGCGAGCAAACAGCACAGCCAAACCATTGAAGTCCATAGTGTCTCTGAAACTAGGTGCTTCAGCAAATATGCCTGCTTTGACAGCGGCACCTACTGGTGAATTGGCTGGATTTGAAAAGAACTGTCCTGGATACCATTGCAGTCTAACACGGCCATTGTATCTGTCAGCATTGACATCAACTACCTGACCTGCATTTAGGTTAGCAGTAAGATTGACAGGCAACTGCCAGTCATCAATAAACACTTCACGTAGGCCTTCTACCAATCCTTCTGAGAACACATAGGCCACATAAAGGAATCTGTTATTGGTTGAGCCTGTTTCAGCAAACACCACAGTGCCGCCTACTTTACGATAACCATAAACTATGGGCACATTGATATTACTACCCTGTGTTTGAACTAGAACACCCTGTTGGCGATCTGCTTCTGATGAAGCATCTGGCATTGAGGGCATACCGCCCAACAGGCCCATAAACGGCTGCACCACAAAGTTGATAACTGAACTGACTACATTGACAACGGCCTTGACAACTGAACTGACTACTTTGGTGACTGCTCTAACAGCACCACTGACAGCATTACCAACCGCTTTGAATACCTTAGACATTAGTTAGCTCCTTGCCCATCCATACACCTGGCTTGAATCCAAAGTGTTCATATAGTTTTTGTGTGCGTTCTGGATTGATTCCAATGTCGCCTGCTGTGATGTTTTGTGCCTTGATTGTTCTAGCCCAACCTTCAAACCCTGTCATCAGTTCACGAAAGTGATCCATTGTTCTGTGGCTGTCTAATAGATATATGAATGCTATGTTGGCATCCAATATATTTGAATTCCACGGACAGGCTGATGCATAGCCAGCAATAAAGCCCACTGGTCTTTGATTGTCATAGGCGTTTAACCAAATGTGATCCCATTTAGAGGCAAATGTTTTGATAGTGTCAATCACAGAGTTTTCATCGTATTCATCTGCGATCTTAGGCATTGTCTGGATGGCTTCATCTCTGTAGTAGCCAAATAGATTCACAGTCATATCAAACTCTCTTGGCTGCATCTGTCTTACTATCATTAATTACGTCCCCATCTGAATTCTGTTTTGCCCACAAGTCCTGACTTTTCAAAGCAGGTGTCTGTGTTGGCTCCTTGGAATAACCAATTTGACCAGTTGTTGGTTTTACGTCCGTTTGTTCGCTCAAAGTCTGCAAATAAACTTGAACAGTCTATGGTAATCTGGCAACTCTTACTGCTTTCACTGACAGCAAAATTATAAATGATGCCGTCAAACATTAAGATTGGATCTGCTACTAGACTCAATGGATCTTGTCCTGTAGGCCCAAAGCCTAAGAATGCTTTGTATATGACCACACGCTTGCCTTCAACTTCTGTGTTGATTAGGCTGTTGATAAAAGTATTGTTGATGCCACTGAGGTAAATGGAAAACTTACCTACCTTAACATCAAAGTCTTCTGATAAACTGGTAAAGCCAATAAAATTACCCTGTGATAGATAGGTATTGGATCCCAGTGTGGGTGCAGTAGGGCTGTCAAAGGTTAGATCAGCACCACCACTGCAGAGATACAACGGTTGATTCGCTCCCGCGGCGTCTTTTAAATGTAGTTCAACGCAATCAACCATAATGGTATGATCACGATAGTATTCGCTTTTATTGGCAGCATTGGCAGCAAAGTCTTTCATTAGAACACTTCTCTCATTGCTAGGCTCATTGTGGTGATACCACCAAAGCCCACATCAAACTTCTGCACGTCTTCTGTTAGGATTGCTGTGAATGGCACAGCGGTAATAGTTAGGTTAGTGTTGTTAGGCACTGCACTTACCAATGGGCAACTGAAAAATAGTGTGGCAAATCCACTGCTATTACTTACGCAAGGGCTCACACACATATAGACCTTTGAGTGATTGGCAAACTTAAAGAAGTCACCTGCTGCCAATACGTTTCTACTCACACCACAATTGGACAATGACACTGATGTTGCACCAATAGGTCTTGATTGACTGGTTCTAGGCACAGTATTAGTTTGATTAGGTGCCTTTGAATAACTTATTTCAGGCAGTATGATTTCAAAACTAAACTGAGGGCCAAATGCCTGTGCCACAAATCCATTGACTGTGCCTGCATCAATAGGCAATAGGTTAGGGTATCTTACTTCCCAACTGTAATAACTTACGCCCATACCCACACGACGAGTCTTACCTGAAAATGTTTCAGTGCTTTGTGTAGGAGTGTTTATCTGAAAACTCACTGCCTGGAAACTTACTTCATCTGGAAATCGTGTGAATAAATCACTCATTACATTGTGCTCCTTTGTCCACGTTCTAGCATAGCGTCTGATATGATCTGTTGGATAACACCTTTACGGCTTGTCAGCAATTGATCAAAGCCCTGTGTGTCATTGGCCACAATGGTAAAGTTTACATTCACTGGCTCGCCACCTCTCATCAGATCACCATTTCTAGTTATGCTGCCAGTGGTTGAGGGTGTGAACAGTTCTGGACCGCTTTCACCAACCATATAAGTCTGTCCACCCATAACTGGACCACCTAGAGCACGTCCTGAATAACTTTGAGCACGGATCTGTGCTACCTGTGCCATACCAGCGGCCAATGCACCTGCGGCAAACACTAGGTTGAATGGGAATGGATAAACTGCCAATGCTTTGGTCACGCCCAAATAGGTGTTCATAATAGCGTTGGCCACGTTGAATGCTTTGGCTGCTTCAAATGCCTTCTTGTTCTGTGCACCTAGTGCTGAGAATATGTTGGCACCCTGTTGGATAGCCAATTGTGCTTTTTCAACTTCTGATTTCTTTTCAAACTCAATACGCTCTTGCACAAACTTACGTTGACGTTCTTGTTGTCCAATGGCCTGTATGATGCCTCTATCACGTTCACTGAGCACCACAGCCAAGCCCTGTTGTTCAGCCATCATAGTCTGTTGGATACGATCCATCTCTAATTGTCGCACTTTGAGATTGTATTGACGTGCCAATTCTTCACGTTGTTGGAAGTATTGCTGTTCAGAAATAATCTTGCGATCTAATAGGGCCTGTAGTGCTTCTTGATCTTTCTGATATTCTTTTTCTGAAGTGACAAAACCTTGATTGATACCACCACCAATAGTTCTCTGTAGATTCAATCCACGATTGATCTTTTCTAGTTCAGTTTGTTTTCTAGTAGCGTCATAGATCACTTTGGCAATTTCAGCCTGCTCTTTGGCTGCAGTCAATTCTTGCTGTGCCAATTGAATACGTTCACGCTGTTGCTCAGTTAGGCTTAGGCCAACCTTTTCTAGTTTTTCTTGTTCTTCACGTATGATCTTGTTGATGTTGGCCTGTTCTTCACCAACTGCCACTCTATCACGTTCATACTGTGTGGCCAATTGTATCTTGCCAATTGTTTCTTCAAGACTCTTAAGTGCTTTGTCTTGTTCTTGTGTGAGTCTAGCCGCTTCTTCAGTGTTCTGTTTACGAGCGGCATTCTCAGCAGCCAAATCAGTTTGTGTGTTGGCACTGATAGCACGAGCCTGAGCATCAAGAGCATCAAAGGCATCGCCTACTTCTTTGACTACGAATAATGCACCTGCTAGAGTTGTTATGGCACCAACAATCTTAATGATTGGGTTCTTGCCCATAACAGCATTGAGCATACCAGCGGCTGTGGTAGCCACCTTGAGTGCATTGTAGATGCCTATCACTGCTGTGGTCACTGCCACTGCACCTGCTACAATTTTACCTGCTATGAATATCGTGGCAAATGCCGCAGCGGCCTGTGTGGCTAACTTGACTGCAGGTATAATGCTGTTGGAAATAATATTGCCAATACCGCCTGCTTCAACAATGGCAGCCTTGAGATTGTCAACGAATGCAATCACCAATGGTGCCAATTCAGCCATTGCTTTATTCAGTGTGTCTCTGGCTATGAAACTAAGTTCATCTAGTTTGTCGCCTGCTATTTCTAGATTACGAACATCAACATCACTTAGTGCCAATCCCATAGCCTTGGCTTCTTCTGCTAATCTGGCAGCGTTGTCTGCTACTTCTAGTAGTCTTGGACCCTGCTTGCCTAATAGGTCTATAGCCAATGCTGAACGTTCTGCTGGGTTTTGAACTTCACGTAAACGTTCTGTTATACGAGCAATCTGTTGATCTGCAGGTATAGTAGATAGTTCACGAGCACTCATACCCAAACGGTCAAGTGCTTCTTTGGCTGGTCCAGCACCTTTGACCAGTGCATCACCTAGGTTGCCACGTAGACGGAATAAGGCTTGAGTAAGTTCGCCTGCATCAACACCTGCTAGTTGTGCTGAACGTTGTAGATTTAATAAACTTTGAGCACTAAGGTCTAAAACTTTGCCTAGGTCTGCTAGTTCACCAACCTGATCTGTCACTGATTTGAAAGCCACGGCTACGCCAGCGGCAGAGGCAACAATACTGGCAAAAGCAATACCAGCGGCACTGCTCACGCGGTCAAGGCTCTGTAGGGCTGATTCTAGACTTTTTATGTCACGTTCAGCCTGTCTAGTGTCAGCCGTGATTTTAATTTTTGCTTCAGCCACTATTGTCTCCTTTGACTCGCTTTCTTAGTTTCTTTGTGTTCCCATTTGTAGAATGCGGCCCATATACGGAACTCATCTACAGTCATATCAAATACCTGCTCTAACGTGAGACCCAAATCCTTGCCCAATCTACAGGCAAACATCAGGTCTGGGTCTCCTGTTAGTTTTTTTCTACAGCCTCCATTGATTCTTCTTGATCGTTGGCAGCGTTAATCTCACCAACTACACGAATAATCACATTGGGGTCAACTTCATTTAACAAAACCATCTTGTCTGGCATTGAGAACATTTTGGATCCGTCTTGATTGCGGGCCTTTACAATGAGGCTTTCTACCAGTGCCTCAACTTGTTTTCCTTGGCTGGCTAACTCTACGAGCTTGCCTTGTTCTTTCAATGTCAGTGTGGGTTTGAAATAAATGTCGCATTCCCATTCTGGAACTGTGATCTTTTTCATTTCACCTGAAATCTTTGTTCTGAAATGACTTGTTGCTTTGTCTAATACTTTACTCATTATACTCGTCCTTTAATTTGTGCAAGAGTTGGTCCTATAATGCCCTTTGGTGCCTGACGGCTCGCTCCAGCCTCTAGTCTTTCAATATAAGGAACCTTGTTTTCTACTTCAAAGTTATTTTCAGTAACTTTCTTTGTCCAATTACGACGTGCATTACCTGACTTGATGGGTGTGTTGGCTCTAGCATCAACCAGCACTTCATCTGCTAGTTCTGCTAGAGTCTGCTTTAGGCTGCGATCTAACTCACGGCCCAAAGCATCAAGTCCAGTAATTTTCACTGTCATATTATGGTGCTACGTTAGTGCCTGTTGAAAATACTGTTCCACCACTGCCTTGGAAGCTGATTGATGCTTCAACCATACCGTCCATAGATGAATTCACAGTGAAACCAGTAACAACAGCAGTGCCATTGAACACTGTGTCATTGCCACTACCACTGGCAAAGTCAAGATAGAACTTGACGTTGATTGGGGCTGTGCCTACCATACTTGCTGGTGTTGCACCTGCAGTGGGATTGAAAATATTCTCATTGGTGTCAAAGATAGCATCATCAAAATAGATATCAGCACTACCTGAATAACTGCTCAAGCCCTTGACATAGGTGCGAACATCTACACCCATTGTGGTTGTTTCAATAGTATCAGAAGTGATCTCTACTGAAAAGTTTCTAGTGGCTGCAACTGTTATTCCACCTACGGATATAGTTCCGTTATTGCCTGTTAATGTTGGCATAATTATCTCCTATTATTGTGTAAATGCACAGGCACCTGAGCCCTGGAAGGATAGACTGGCTTCAACCATACCATCCATAGAACTATTCACTGTGAATCCAGTAATGATTACTTCACCAGCAAACTTATCTGCTGTGCCATCTAGATATAATTCTATTGTGACTGTGCCAGCACCTACACCTGCGTTTGACGCTGTCACTGTTGGGTTTAAGGCAGCAATAACTGAAGCACCACCAGTGTAGTTGGCATCATCAAAATACACATCTGCAGAACCACTCCAAGATGAAAGACCTTTCAAATATGTGCGAACATCTACGCCCATTGTGGTTGTTTCAATTGTGTCTGCAGTAAGTTCAATTGTAAAGTTTCTTACGGCTAGCACCTGTGTTAGTGTGCCTGAGGCATTGTCAATTAAAACTCTGCCGTTGTTTCCTGTTAATATGGCCATTATTCGTCTCCTTTGTTAATATTGGCTTCTTCTACGGCTGTTACGGTCGCCTTAGACTTCACCGGGGGCTTGAGACGAATAACCTCTTCTCCTGCCTGTTCTTTTTCAGCAGCCTTGGGTTTCCAGCCTGCAGACTTCATCAATTCTAATTCATAATCCTGACACCAGCGTGTCATATTATGTTTGGTTAATTCTATTTTCATACAGTAGTCCTTAGATAGTTGTAGCGAACACGGAAAGTGATTTCAAACTCAGCCAATGGAGGAGCACGATCTACTATCTCCACAGTGACTATTTGGCTGTCAATCACACCCTGATCTTTGAGATCGCGATAACGATCTGAATCCAATGCTTCTTCAATGGCTTCAATGAGATCATTACGCTTGCGATCTAGTTCAGCACCACGAACATACCCTCTTAATTGGTAGTCAATGGTGCCCATTCTGCGACCCGCTCCCGGGGCTCCCATAGTGATTGTTTCGCGTTCTTCAACCTGACTGGCGATAAGAACTGCTGGAAATTGAGTGATAGCCAATTCAATGACGTTGAAGGGCTCACGTGTGACCAATACAGGTTTGGGATCCCTGATTGATTTGATAGTGCTTACAATGTTTTCAGCAATCTGTTGACGTAGATTCTGTGCCATTATCTCACTAACCTTAAGGAAGTCACTGAAGCCTGCTCTTCGCGGCTTACTGTGTTGTCATCGTTAATGTCATAACGGACGCCTTCTCTTAAGATTAGATCCATCTCGTGTTCAAAACGACCGCGATAGTAGTCCATCATTACTTGGAAACGATCTGGTTCAGCACTGGAAAATTGTGTGAGTTTTGGACAGATATGGTAGGCCAATGCGTGATATACTGTGGCCTGTGTGAGCTGTGTGGGATCTAACAATGAGGCATCCATTTCAATGTTGATTAAATTTGGATGTGCTTTCTGGTAAGGACCATACCAACGAACTTTTAACACACGATTGATTTCTGTTTCAGAACGCTCTAGTTCCGTGTCCCATTGCAGAACACCGTATTCATCTATGTTGGTTTCAACCTGCTTGAGGTCGTCAAAAGTAGCGTAAGCCATTGTTAAGGTCCTTCCTTATTGTGTGCAGGTCCTTCCTGCGATTACGTATTTAGTTTCAGGTCAAAAGAATAGGGCTAATACGGTAATATTAGCCCTTATTCACGTTTGGAGAACGTAACGTCACAGCAAGGTCGTCACTGCGGCATTGAATTTATTTACCTTGTGATGTTTGGATCACTGCATTTATGGAGCCTTGCGTGTCTCTTGTGATCAGATAAATGCCATTGTTGGTTATCACAGTTTGACTCTGTGTATTCACTAACTGTTGATTGGGTTGATAGGCATAGCGTGAATCTCTATTACAGGTGCCATTACCATAACACACCATTCTATCTACAGTAGCACAACCAGTGACAAGAATACTAGCTAGGAGTATGAACAGTTTCATTGGTCTTTTGTTTCAGTCTAAGTTCACGAATTCTGTTCAGTGCCTCTTCTTTACGCTGTTCGTGTTTGATCTTTTCTTCAGCGTTGAGTCTGCGTATTTGTTCCATCATTGTTTCGTGGCTGTTCATTCTGCGGTCGTCCTTTTATATTCTGTAGGTTTATGTTTAAGATTGTAATGTATCAATGCTGGATCGCAATCGTGTGCTTGTGCGGCTTTTAAGATTGTTGGAAAACTTCCTAATGGGGTTTCTACGCTAACTGGATGAGCATTATTCATTCTGCCTTTGGCTATCATATCTGCATTATTGTCTGCAATAGATCCTACAAATAAGTGATCTGGATTAACACATTTGCGATTATCGCATTTATGACAAACGCATAATCCAGTTATGTCCAGATTACCAAGATATTTGGCACTGAAGCGGTGTGCGAGATATCCGTTGTTAGTATCTTTCCATTGAAAGTTTCCATAACCAAACTTATCCAACGATCCAGTCCATTTCCAACAGCCCGTAGGCTGTTTAGAAACTTTAGACCAGAACCTTTCTAAATCATTAGACATTCTCTGCGGCCGCCATTTCTAATCTAATACGCCAAGCACGATCAATATCACTGGGAGAAATAGTATTTTCCCAATGCTGCCTAAATTGGCTTATATTGACACCTGGATTGAATGACTGGACAAGATGTAGTTCAGATTGAAACAATTCATCTTTGGCTTGATCACGAGTTATCATTTTGCTGCCTTTCTGTGTGTGTTAATATGTATATTATACGAGAAAACGGCACTTGTGTCAAGCACCGTTTTACTCATTTGCCCAACTTTAGTAATGATTGCGGCGTGCTCTCAGACTACACTGAAAACACCGTTTTTAGGATCAAATACACGAATAGTGTCAGTGTTATCAAATTCAGCACGACGAATTGCGGCTTTTAGGCTGTTGGGGTGAACTTGTCCTTTTGTTGCGGCATAAAAAAACTCGCCGTCCAATTCAGAAACTTCAAACTCAATGTTGTTTAATGTAATCATTTTTGCTGTCTTTCTGTGTTGTTAATTAATCACTACAAATACAGTATAACACCAATTGGGCATTTTGTCAAGACCCTAAAGATTGTAGGGTTATTTGTGGCTTTTTTGCCACAGAAAAACCCTAGAAAATCTAGGGTTTTTCCGTTTAATCTAACTTAGATTAGATGATAGAACTGTCTGCAGTTACTTTGATACCATAACCGTCATACAATTCACCAACGCCATAGTGGCAGCTGGCAACGATGTCATCACCAACGAAACTTGCACGACGCTGAGTTTCAATAGTGACATCACCAATCATTGCAAGACCTAGTGCATCACGGTGGAATACAGCACCAACGTAGTCACCAGTAGTGCCGTTATTGACTAAGTTTGCACTTTCAAAGATTGGAACACCAAATAGTGTGCCAACATAACCAGTCTGCATTGCTTCATTCTGGATGATGCCTGCATTTGGGTTTGCAAATGTGTTGGTCAATGCAGCCTTAAGGTCATAGGCAACGTATGGATTAACCACACAGGCCAATGCGTCTTGAGGAACTGCGTTTGCACGTAGAGTTGCGATTGCTCTTGCGATTGTTGCGGCACTTAGAGCGGCGTCAGCGGCACCAACACCACCTGAGAAGCCTGAGAACAAACCTAATAGATCTGTGTCAATCTTCTTGGCGATTGCTTCACCAAATAAACGACCAACGTCTGCAACTACGTTAGAGGCTGCTGATGCACGAACTAGATCAGTGATCATAGTGCGGATAGCAACTGTAGAAACAGTTAGAGTAACACCGTTAGTAGAAATTTCAGTGTTAGAAGCCTCATCACCTTCTGTTAGTGCGGCAGCACTTTGAGTTGGGTAAATTGGAACAGTGATAGTTTTGCCATTGGCTGCAGGGATAGCATAATTCTTTACTAGTCCACGCATAATACTTCTTTCGTTTGCAACGAACATTGCTTCAGCGGTAATCGCTGGTAGCAGGTCGTTTAATGTTGTGGTTGTTGAACCGGCCATAATAATCTCCTAATGTGTTTATGGTTATCTTGTATAACCTTGGGCTTTACGATGTTCAGCGTAGAGCTTACGGTGTTCTGGATTTTTCATATCCAAATTACTAATATCTAATTTGCTGGGACTACCGTTTGCGACATTAGATTTGGTATTGGTAGTAGCAGGCGAGGCTGAGACAAAATGAGGATTCGAATCCAAGAACTCTCTCACTAGGTCTTCAACTTCATAGGCTGATCCGTTGTCTTTATAACGGACTGCACCATCCCTACTGACTACTTCTACTTCACCATCACCATTCAAACGAACATTGGAGTGTAATAGTTCTTTGACCTGTTCAGGAGCCACTGCACGATATTTGGCTGCGGCACTTAACAAAGGACTATTCACTTTGTATTCTTTGATGATTGAGTCACGTTTCTGTATCTCAGCATCTTTTTTGGCAGCCAATTCCTGCAGGGTTCGTTCAAATTCGCCTCGTTTGATCTGTTGTTCCTGTTGCTTCTTTTCCCATTCTGTTTTAATGGTTCTAAGTTCATCAGGATCACCCAAATCTTCGTATTTGCTTTGGAACTTCTTCTCAATCTGAGTTTTAGTTCTAGCCAAAATAGCGTTGACTTCTTCTTGCGTGAAAGTTTTTACTGCCTGTGCCTGACTTGCTGTTTCGCCAGCGGGTTCAGTTCCCATATCGTTTACCAATGTATTATCTGACATTGTAGCATCGCCTCCTTGGAGTGTTTATGAATATTATTTATAGTGTTTAACCTAAAACACCAGTATAGTAGTTATCTTACTTGCTTTTTTTGACTTTATATCCTGAACTGTAGACTGCACGGCCCTGTTGTTCAGCCTGTTTGCGTGTGGGATATACTTTACCTGTGGACCCCCAACGATATCCACCTTGCACTTTACGAACTGGCATCTTGTTTCTCCCTTAGTTCTTTGAGTTGCTGTCTATTCTGTTGTATCAGAATGCTGACTGGGGCTGCGAATGGACCATATCCTGGATATGAATATAGCCATTCATCTTTGCCCTCATAGTCTAATCCTGCGGCCAATGCTTCTACTGTAGAATTAGGTGCATTTATCACATAGACACGAGCCGCATAATCACCCAATGGTATGACACGACCAGTATATTCTACTATGTCTATCTGACCTTTC